AGAGTAATAGAATAGTTCATGTACCTTTGTTACTGTCAGAGATATTATATATCTCTGGATGAATCTTGTCAATAATATCAACTAGATAACATCATAAAAATTGGAGCACCAAAGAAAAGTGTCATGATTATTCCTGATGTAAGAAAGGTTGCTGTAAAGTTCATCATTTCTCCCCAAAGTACAAAATTATTTAGAAATTAGTGTATCATAGTGATACACTTTTGTATCAACAACATCTAAATTCAGTCAGTATTTCCAAACCAAATTTTCTTTTGATGATGTTCTGGTATAATCCTACCAAGAACAATAGTTAACAACCCATTCTCAAATTTAACTGATCTAACTTCCGTTTCATCTGAGAGGCTCCAAGTTCTGGTGAAAGATCGTTGAGCCAGTCCTCTATGGACGTAGTTTTGGCCTGACTCTCTTTCTTCTTGTTGTTTTCCTTCGACAAAGAGTTTTCCGTCTTTTGTATAGACTTTGACATCTTCTTTTTTAAATCCTGCTAGTGCTAATTCAAGGAGCGACTCTGTGCTACTGACTTGAATTAAATTGTACGGTGGATAATTTGATGTTGTTTCTTGTAGAGTAAACAACTTATCAAAGTATTGTTCCATTCCAATACTATGTTTATTTATACGATCTAACAGCGCAGGAAGATCTGACGCACCATACTTGTAGGTGTTAAGGTTACCCATGATTGTAGCTCCTTTAAAGCGAGTTTGTGTTTTGTGGACCCCGAAGGCATCCGTTTGTGGATCACGCATTAACAACAAAGTTCTTTGTGGTTAATAGAATGAAAAATATGATCCACTACTAATTATAACAGAAAGCAAAAAAAGTGGAAGGGTGAAAACCCAACCACTTTATAGGGTGTTCCGACTTTCGTAGAGACCGCACGAAAAGAGTCTCAGTCTTATTTAGTTACTTCTTCTTGTGGTTTACTTTTTTTACCAATATTATATTTCTGCTCTAAAGTCCATTCTCCCTTATCCTTATAAGGAAGCACTTTAATTTGATTTAATGGAGCAATATCTAAGATTGAATCTTCATTAATTACTGAAATGAGACCCCAATCAGCAAGAAGGCGAGTAATACGATTCCTACGCTGAACGTCGTTAATAGTAAGGTTAGCGTATTTACCATCAAGAGCAAATAACTCCTTAAAATGCACTATAAAGTATTTACCTTGCTTATGCAAAATATGGCAAGATTGGTAAAGTTTCTTTTCTTTGCGAGAAGCAACACCAATTCTTGTTAAAGTTTCTCTTACTTTGAGGAAATCATCAGGTTCATTTAATAAAATCTCAACCATTTTATCTTGAGACCAACTAACCTGAGGTTCAGTTGTTTGAGTCATCTTTTACCACCAGTATCAAGTTTTTGTTTAATGTAGTCCAATTGCTCGTTTGATAAGATCTTCAGTGCTTGAGATGCTTTCTCATTATTATAACCATAATAAGATTTGACAAACTCTAGATCTGAAACCTTCTCTTTGCGGACCCAAGGAGAAAATCTCTTCCTCTTTCTCAGAATATTTATGTAAAAATTATATTGCATGTCTTTATCTAAGAAATGATACCTATTCATTTCATTAGCAAACAACACACAGTCAAGATGACCTGATAGACATCTATTAATGATGTATGGTGGATAATCTTTAATATGCTCAGATAAGTCTTCCTTTGAGAAGTTAATAGAGTTGAGCCAGTCTTTCAGTTCCATAATTAAAAAGTAAAAGTTCCTTTCTTTCTTTCTGCTCACGCATATACTTACCAACAGATCTTAAAGTGTAAGTATGTTCAAACTCAGCAGCACCCCAATCTTCAAATCTGTGCTTTACTAGTTGATCAGAGTTGTATGAGATGAGCATATCCATACTACAATCAGAGCAATCAGTGGCAAATTGATCATGATTAAATCCTTTATGCATTCTACCCTTCTTTCCATATAAACTGTCCTTAATATCATAGGGTGGATCAAGATAGATAAATGCTTTTCTTTCAGATGACTCATCTAGCAATTCATCATATGAAAGGTTTGTAATTTTCCAATTAGAAATAATCTTTGAGAACTCAGGGAGTCTATCTATCCCCCTCATGGTGAAATTATTCTGTGAGGCCATCTTAGAAAAAGATGATGATTCAGTCAATCCAGAGAAGGAACACTTATTAACAATATAGAAAGCACAAGCTTTTACAAAATTAGATGCACTATCATCATTGATATGACCCTTGGAGGAATTGAAAAGGATTCTACACTTATCTTCATTCTCATGAATTGTTTTAAGAGAAGCAAGAAAGTCTCTCATCTCAACACCTTTCTCCTGCAATTGTTGCCAGAAGATAACCAATGGTGTATACAAATCATTGACCCATATATCCAGTGTTGGGTACATCTTAGATACTTGAATTGCTATTGATGCACCACCAATAAAAGGTTCTCTATATTCTTTGTAGGTAGATAGATCTGGGATCTTAGGAATGATTTTTGTAAGGGCACGTGATTTGCCACCAGGATAACGAAGAGGTGTTTTCAAAGATTTCATAATTTATCAGTGGATGTGAATCTCCCAAGAGGGACCAGGATACCAATAGTTTTCATTGTGGTGATAATACTTATCACGATAGATGACTCCATGCATGAATCTATTACCATGATGTCCAGTATCTTTCCCCCAATGGGAATGTTTATGCCAGTGACACAAACCTGTTTTCTTGTGACAATGATAGTGTCTGTGAGTGCCTGTATGATGATAATGGTGGTGTCTCTTTCCTAGTGCTGGACCTCCTGCCAGGGCAGGAGAGGCAACTAGAAAGGCACTAGCTAGTGCTAAAAAATACTTCATTTCATTTTCTCCAATACTTGATTTACTGAATTAGACATTGACCAATAACCAGATCCAACAAAAATTTGTCCTGCAACTACAGAGACTGTGGCAATGCCCCAAAAAATATAATACCACTTAGATTTTACTTGGTGTTGTTTAATCACGTCAAGTTCTTCATGAATATCTTTATGATGTAATTGGATTGTTTTATCAAATAAACTTTTCATATCTTAAATTCTTCTTCCACCTTCATACTCATCAATCAAACGCATTACTTGCTTTCTATCAGTACCACATGGGGCATTCTTAAGACATATGACAATACAATCAATGTCAGAGATAGAAGGTTTGATTGTAAATCCCCACTTATCAACTTCACCTTCTATAGGTGCTTCTGGACTATCAAACATCATTTGAACTCACACTCCACCATAATTTCAGTTAGACAAGCAAGCATATTTATTTCTTGGTCAGCAACAAAAGATGATTGATACTGATACTTAGCAATGATAAGAACAGCAGCAGCAATACCAGCACCTTCTAGAGATGAATAGCAAGCATCATAGACACTCCTGAGAAGGACAGTGGGATCATTATCCAAATTGTCCACCACCCACTTTCTGACCTTAGAAAAGTCTTTACTCTTGAGGCACTTAAAGAGATCATCTGTTTTAACATTAGCAAAATTTGCAAGGATACCAGAGTCAATCTCTCCACCAGAAGCATATCTCTGACACTCATTAAGCACCCTACGCCAGTCAGGGAAGTGCTTATTGATTAATTCTGCCAATACTCTTTGGTCATATCCAACACCTTCCTTATCCAGGATTTCTTGGAGTCTTTTGAAGAATCCTCCTGCAAGTTGTTGTCTTTCTTTTCCTCTAATTCCGAATTCAACCACTGAGCAACGGGAATGAAGTGGTTGGATGATTTTGTTTTTGTAGTTGCAGGTGAAGATGAATCTGCAATTGCCAATGAACTCCTCAGTAAACGCCCTAAGACAGAGTTGTACATCTGGGGTTGTGTTGTCAGCTTCGTCAATGATGATGACTTTGTGTTTAGAATCTGACGAAAGCGAGACGGTCGAAGCGAAATTCTTCGCATTGTTTCTGACAGTATCAAGGAATCGTCCTTCATCTGATCCATTGATGACATAATAGTCTGCTCCTAATTGATGACATAATGCTTTAGCTACTGTGGTTTTACCACATCCAGGTGGTCCTGAAAGCAAAAGATTGGGGACCTCCCCTTTATCTAGGAAATCATTAAAAGTTTTTTTAATATTGTCAGGAAGTATACACTCATCAATGGTTTTAGGACGATACTTCTCAACCCAAACAAATTCACTGCGACTCATAATCATTCCAAAGGACGAACAAATTCATTAGACACAATATCAGTTGCCTTCAATTGTTCTTTCATATATTCTACACCATTTTCAGGCATAGCACTATCCCCACAAGTAAAGACATCGCAAACTGCCATACCATTCTCTGGCCAAGTATGGATACT